TCACCGCTTGCCCAGCTCGTGTCGCGCAAGGATTCTTCCGAACTGCCCGTAGTACAACTCTGCTTGAGCAGCGGTGAGGGTCAGGATCGACTCGGAGGTGCCGCCGTCTTCATGGTGCACCGTGACGGGCAGGGTGATGTGCTGGGTCTGCTCGTCGTACGCCGCATCCCGTTGCAGGGGTACGACGTGCGTCACGGGAACGGGCACCGGTCGCAGGGTGGTGCCGTCGAATCGGGCCGACCATTCCTGACCGCCCCCCGGCGGGCGCAGGTGGTACGAAGCCGACGTGTCGCTCGGCAGGGCCACGACTACGCCGATTCGGCCCGCTCGTGCGAGGTCGGCGGCGAGGTCTCCGAGCCGGGGGTGAAACGGGGCGCCAGGGCTTAACTCGACGCTCCGTGCGGGGATTTGCTTCGAGGTCTGTTCGGCCATGCTTCGAAGCTAGGAGAGCGGCGACCGCTGAACATGAACGGCAGGAATATCACCTTCATCCGTCGAGGTGAAAGCGGTCTGACATGCGGCGCAGCTTCTCGCGCGTGGCTGCTCGCTCGGCGTAGACGACGCTCCGCAGGGTGGCGCGCGCGATGGGGTGATTACGGATGAGCTGAGGTGCCAAGCGCTCGGCGTCTTCCAACGCCTTGACGGCCTTGTCCCTGTTGCCGTCCCACAACCATGCGCGCGCAAGGTCCATGTGGTGATGTCCCTGGCGGGAGTTGGGCAACGTTTTGATCAGGTCAGGGGGTGTGCGCCGGTTTATGGCGAGGGCCTCGCGCTGCTCGCCCATTTCCAGAGCAACGCTGATCGCGTGGATCTGGACGTTGCCGGGCGAGAATGTGAGCGAGTGCCGATCGTAGACATGCGGGCCGCTGTACTCGGACAGGCGAGCGGCTGCTGCCTTCGCGTGCTGGACGCGGTCCTTCGCCTCTGCCTTCCGCTTGCCCCGGGCTGCGGAGATTGCGGCACGAAGTTGCAGTGATCCCCATGCGCGCACGGCGAGCGGCTCGCCTTGGTCGTAGCCGTCCTGCACGCTGTGAATGGCCTTGTCCGATAGGGCAATGGCGTCTTCCCAATCGGCTGTTGCCCACATGTCCCACACGCGCATCCAGTCGGTGACGGCGGGCATGACGGGGTCGCCGGACAGCCGCGCAGACCATGCCGCGCGTTCGCAGGCCATTGCGACCAACTCCGGATGTCCAAGGGCGTGCGCAGCAGTGTGCGCGAACTTGCAGGCCACGGAGTAGACCGCGAACGCTTCCTCGCGTTCGTGCCCATCGGCGACTTCGGCGAGGGCGCGCGCTTCCCGGAAGAGGTCCGGGAGGATTTTCATGATTGCTACGTTGGCCGCAGCGTCACGAAGTCGGTGCAGTCGTGTTGTCTCCTGCCAGAGCTGGCTAGAGGAACGTGGGGTGCCATCGAAAACGGGTGCGAGGTCGTATCGGCGCATCTCGCGCAGGATGGATGACGCGGAGACCTGCCACTGGTTCTCGCTGGGTGAGCTGTTGTACGGGCGGCCGATCAGGTCGTTCGGGTGCACATGCAGCTCGGATGCAACCTTGTTGAGCAGGCCGACCCGGTCCAGCTCAATTCGGCCGTTTTCCATCTTGGATACCCACCCCTGCGACATCCCCAGGGCGGAGGCGAGGTCAGCCTGCGTCATCCCCAAACGGAGTCGCGCGCGGCGAACACGACGGCCGATCTTCTCGGCTTCTTCTAGCATCAAGGCTCCGTCCGTAGGGGTCCTACCTTTGAACGGTACCCAGGGAGCGGGGCAGGTGCCGAGGGATGCAGGGCAACCAATACGCCGACAACGACAAAACCGCCCCCACCCGGCGCGAGGCCGGGCGGGGGCGGGCTGCCGTGCTGTTCGAGGCGGGGGCTACCGAGCGCTGCTCGGCCACAGAGCGACGGCGAGGCCGACCAGGGCGACAAGTGCCATAAGAGAGGGGAGCGGCCATCGAGTCCGCTCGACGGCCGCAATGCGCCCTTCCAACTCCGCGAGCTGCGCGGCGAACTGGTCATCGCGCTGGACGAGTAGCGCGAGGGACCCGTCGGTACGTGTGAAGCCGACTTCAATGGTGCGTCGCAGACGTTCGAGTTCGAGCGTGACGGCGGCCGGGTCGGTCGGCGAGGGTTCGGTCACTGGCGGTCCGCCGGCTTCTGGTCGGTGCGGATCCACGCCGGGAGCATGGACTGCACGGACGGCAGGGCCATCACACGGGCGAGGCCACCCGCGACGGCGAGGGCACCGGCGACCCACGGGAGGGCGGCCGGGATGCCGGATGCGTCGACGATCGCGGGGAGGGCGACGGCGAGGGCGACGGCGGTCTGCACGATCGTGCGGGCGGTGCGCTTGGCTGCGTCGGTCATGGTGGAACTCCTTCGGGGTGCGGTTACTTGGTGTTGGCGAGGCGGTGCAGGTAGGTCCAGCCGCGTGTACCGAGCGCCGGGTCGTACGCCTTGCCCCGGGCGCGGTAGGCGGGATGCGCGTTGTGGAATCGGGCGACGGCTGCCTGCGTCGAGGGCCCGTACGCATCGGACTCGACGACGGACCGGGGCATGAAGCCCGTGGCCTTGAGTACGCGCTGCAACCCCCGAGCCGACGGTGTCGACTTGCCCGGGGCGAGGCCGAGCGGGAACGGCGGCGGGGTGTACGGCGGCGTCGGCCTGGTCGGCGGCGAGGGCCTGCTCGGCTTCGCGGCGAGCAGCTCGGCGACGCGGGCGCGGATCCGCTCCATGGTGAGTGCGGGCCCGCCGGATTTGCCGATCGGGCCGCGCGGGTCGATCTTGCCGGGCTGCCACTCCGAGTGTCCGATGACGGAACGGGCGCCCCAGCCGTGCGCGCGGCACAGTGCGGCGGCGGCGCGGGCGGTCGCCTCGACCTGCTGCTCGGGCCACGGGTCGCGCCCGTCGCCGAGGTTGATGCACTCGAACCCGTAGAAACGGCTGTTCCCGTCGGTGTTCGCTTCGTTGTCGGCCGGTAGTGGCTGCTCGGTGAGGACGGCGCGCAGTACGTCGTCGTCGCCGAGTCCGGCGTGGTTGGCGCGGCCGTATCCGACGAGGTGCACGCGGCCGGCCTTGTCGATGACGCCGTGACAGAGCGGCCCGGGCAGGGTGCTGTGTCCGTCGCGGCACAGCCGTACCGAGTTACCAGTGCCCTCGGTCACGGTGTGGTGGATCATCACGCCGTGAATCGGGCCCCACGCGCCGTGGCCCTGCCGGTTGTGGGTCTTCCAGTTGCCGACTTCGACGACGTCGAGCTGCTCGTCGCGCAGGGCGGCGAGGAAGCGGTCGGCGGTGAGAGGGGTTGCCATGGGTGGCCCTTCCGTGGGTACGAGAAAGCCCCGTCCGGGGTGCCGGACGGGGCGAAGTAGTGGGGGTGGGTCAGGCGAGGGTGACCCGGTTGCCGGTGGCAGTGACGACCTTCAACTGCCCTCCCTCGGCATACAGCACGACCGATCCCGCGACGGCGGCCGGCGCGGTGGCGACGTTCCGTAGGGCAACGCCCCCGGCTACGGTCAACTTGGCATTGAGTGCAAGGGCGGTGGTGCCGAGACCAACGTTTCCGGTTGAGCGGTCACCGTAGAGAACGGTGCTTTTCCACTGCCCGGCGTTGGTCCATGCGGCTAGCTCGAAATTGCTGCCGGTGTCGGCTGCACCTTCGGGTGTGGCGTCGACCTGGTAAACCCACCTGTTGAGTCCGTTGGTCTGGAACGACAAGCCGCGGTAGTCGACGGTTGGTGTGTTGAGGAACAGGTTTCCCCCGACTTCGCCGTTGTCGGGCATGGCGTCGATGTCGGCGGCGGTGAGGGTGATCGCGGGCGCGCTGATGCCGTTGACGGACTGGACGACGCCGGGCTGCCCTGCCGCGCCCGGGGCTCCGGGTGCTCCGTCCTTCCCGGCGGCGCCCGGTGTGCCCGGTAGGCCCTGGGCTCCGGTGGCGCCGCGTGCGCCGGTTTCCCCGCGCGGCCCGGGCGGGCCTTCAACAGGCAGATAGTTGCCCTTGGCGGGGTCGCGGGGGGCGATGTCGGCGAGGTCGACGGTGCGCTGAGCGGCGGGGAGCAGGACGTTGTACGAGCGGTTCGAGGGGACCCCTGCGAGTTGCTCTGTGACGGTGTACGCCCATCCGGCGGGGTCCATGCCTGGCGCATCGGTAGCAGGCAGGATGACGGTCACGACGCCGGCGGCGTCGAGACGGACGGTGACGGGTCCGCCGAGGATGACGTCGGCCGCGCCGAATGTGAGGACGGCGGGGGCGCGGAAGGTGACGGCGCCGGTCAACGGAGTCCCGTCGGGGGCGAGGTAGCGGCCGGTGACCTTGACGGTGGGTATGGATTCGGGGAGCACGTAGGACGGCCTCCTTACTCGTCGAGGGGGTGCAGTCCTGGCCCGGGGTTCGGCGGTGCGGCCGTGTCCGGGGCAGGCTCGGGCAGGGGGGCGGCGAAGAGTGCGGGGGTCTGCGCGGCGGCCTGTACGGGCGGGTCCGGGGTCTCGGCGGCCGTTTGGGTGTTGCGCTGGTAGCTCCCGATGACCTGCGTAACCACCGTGCCGGTGCCCTTGACGACGTGATGACGCAGGCGCCAAGTCACGTGCGAAAAGTGCGCGATGCGGTGCATGGGGCGGGCGACTACCAGCGACTCCCACTTGCCCGCTGCGCCGGCTGTGGCGGTCCACGTCTGCCAGGATTCGTAACCGGCGTCGCCGGGCCCCCGGAACTCCAGTTCGGCCGTGACGGTGGTGTTGGCGGGACACCACATTTCGGCGGTCAGGTAGAACACGGCGCACTGCACCCGCTGTGCTGCCAGCCACGCGGTTACCGGTGCGGTGGCTGTGCTGCTCACGGTGGTGGTGGGTTGCCACGGGATCGGGATGGACGGCCGGCCGAGGTACTCGTCGGCGTAGTAGTCATCCATCACGACGGCCTGCCCGGTGCGGCTGAACATGCGGACCATCTGCCGTGTGTCGTCGCCGGTGTAGGTGTTGGCGCCGACACCGAGTGCGACGGCGCCCGTATCGCGGCGCAGTCGTACGAACCAGTCGCCTTGCGGGGCCTGCCCGGTCTCGAAGATGTGCGTTCCGTCGGGGTCCTGGACAAGCAGGCGACCGCCCTCCCCGACCGTGACGTCGCCGTGCAGGATCTTGTCAAGGGCCGGCCGGGTCTGTGCGCGGCCGGTGAGTTCGCGTACCTGCTGTTCAAGGGCGCGGATGCGGTCGAGCAGGTCGAGGGGGATCGCTGCCATTTAGGCGGCCTCCAAGTAGAGTTTCGCGGTCTCCCCGCGCCCACGCTCGGGCGGGGAAATGGACATGCCGACGACCCGGTACCGGGCGTCGAGCGGTACCGGGTGCCACAGGTCGCGGATGCGCAGGCGCACGGTCGCGCCGAGCAGGGCAGGGGTGACGGGGGCGCGGGACATGTCGAGGGTGATCTCGGGAATCACCGTTCCGGCGCGGGCGGCGGCGAGGTCGGCGCCGGCGTGCGCGTCGAGGGTGGTCTGCTTCTCCACGGTCGAGTAGTCGCTGCTGCCGTCGAGGCGCGGCCATCCTGCGTCGATGTCCTCGGCGGCCTGGTGCAGCCGCGAGGTGAGCGGTACGGAGTCGCTCGCCTGGTTGCGGTTGTCGCTCGCGCCCCGGGACTGCCACGCGTTCGCGCGGCTGGTCGCGTCAACGGGCCATGTGTACGCGGTGATGGGCCCGGGGTGGTCGAGGACGATGTCGGTATGCCCGGTGCGGATGACCGGGGTGCCGAGCTGAAGCTTTTTCACGCGGCGGCCGTTGACGTCCCGGAACGATGCGATGCGCCACTCGAACCCGCCCTCGACCTTTCCGAGCTGCTCGACCAGGTCGCGGACGACGGGCAGGTCGTAGCGGCTGTAGGTCCGCTCGCGCAGGACTCCGGACGGTTCGGCGTCGTACTCGATGCCGATGTCTCCGCCGGGGGTGCGCGCGACATAGTCGAGCAGCGAACGGACGATGTCGTACTGATCCGTCGGTACGGCCGTGGCGAGGGTGTCGTAGAGCATCCGGTGCGACAGGTAGGTGTCCCAAGTTCCTGCCTGTATCGGCACGTTCAGGAACCCTCGGGCGTCGGACTGTACGGCGGACGTCCACAGGATTCCGCCCCACCAGATGTCACGTCCCCGCTCCAGCCATACGGCGGTACGCCCCGGGACGATGGCGGCCTTTGCGCGTGCGGCAATGCCGGCGTTGGGCACGGGGACGGTGGCGGACATGCTGCCGCTCTTGCCGAGGAAGTCGTCGAGGCTGACCCCCTGTACGGGCAGGGAGTCGATGACCTGGTCGCTGCGCAGGTCGCAGAAAATGGCCCGGTAGGTGGTGGGGGGCACGGGGGCACCTCCCGGCGGTATCACTGAACGAAGCAGGCGGCTACGCGGATGCTGCGGCCGGTAGCGATGGATCCGCCGGACGACCAGGTGCGGAGCAGGATTCCGCCCGAGGGGTTGACGTAGACACCCCCGTCGCCGATTCCGTCGGATGCCGCGCCCTCGATGGCCACGGCGGGTGTCCAGCCGGCGGGGATGGTGCCGAGCTGGACGTCGGTGATGTTCCCGCCGGTCGGGACGTTGATGGTGGCGCCGGTGCGGTTGAATTCGGCGGTGACCGAGCAGACACCCCCGACCCTGCGGCCGTTGAAGCTCAGCAGCGCGAACCCTGTTCCGGCGCTCGCGCCGGCGGTGGTTGCCTCGACGTTCAGCGGCGGCCGGTAGACACGCCAGGCGGTACCGTCCCAGCGTTCGAGGGTGCCGGCGTTGTCGCGGTACTGCCCCGGGTAGGCGCCCGGGTAGGTGCCCCCGCCGGGGGTGATTCCCGCGTACGACGCGGCGTACTGCCTGCGGTCGGTAAGGGCGGTGGTCCAGTTGATGCCACCCGTTCCGGCGGACGTGCCGGCCGGTACGCGGATGTCCCACAAGGGCAGGCACGCGGGCGGGAGCGGCAGGGGAACGGGTGCCGCGGCCGGTTCGCCGCGCAGGATCTCGACGGCGGCGAGCGTGGTTCCGCTGATGTCGTACAACCCGTCGTAGACCTTGAGTACGACCGTGTCGAGGCGGGGGTGCTGCGCGGCGCCGTCCCCGACCGTGAGGGTTTCCGGCGAGGTCACCGCGACGGGGTAGGCGCCCTGTGCGGTCGTGCCTTGAACGACGGCGCGGCCGGTGCCGATCTGCACTTGCATGGTGCCTGCGCCGGTCGCGGCGAACGGCTTCCCGCCGGCGATGACCCCGGGGCGGGTGGTGAGTTCACCGGTCGGGGTCATCGTGCCGTTGGGGGTGATGCGGGTGTCTTCGCGGGTCTGCCCGACGGGCAGTAGCCACGCGGCACGGGTGGTCAAAGGGTGCTCCTTACCAGTAGGCCGAACGCCACCGGATGACGGCGGACGCGGCGGGGTGGGCGAGGCCCGGGGCAGACCGGAACGCGAGGTCGGCCGCGCCGGGCCACAGGGCCCAGCTCTGTTCGGGGACGCTGCGCGAGGTCGCGGCGTACAGGCGGGACGTTTCACCGCCGAGCAGCACCGTTCCCTCGCGGGTGTCGACGGTGAGCAGCTCCCCCTCGGCGAGGTCGAGGTCGTATTCGAGGACGTCGCCCGTGGCGAGGTTGGTGATGCTCGGCAGGGACACCGGGCCCCGGAACTCGACGACCGGGTGTGCGGGTGCGTTCCCGGTGTTGTGCACGGTGACGGTGCCGGTGCTGCCCGGGGTGCCCCAGTCCAGCGGCCACACCAGCGTTTCCGTGGACAGGCCCGGAACGAGCAGGCGGGAGGGGCCGAGCGGCGCCGTGGCCGGGGAGGGAACGGCAGCCCAGTAGATCAGGGGCGTCACCCCCGCGGCTCCCTCCGGGGCGGCGACGGTGAGCACCTGCGCGCCGTCCGACGTCGTCATGTACTCGCCGTCGAGTCCCCACCATGTGAGCTGCACACGGGCGCCCTTGGGGATCCCGTCGGCAGCGAACGTGACCACTTCACCGGGCTTGACGGGGTAGGGCGCGGGGTCCTCGCCCTGGTTCCAAAAGACGTACGCCGGCGCGGCGGGCGACGCCGCGGTGACGGTCGCCGTCACCACGCCCCCGGACGTGCCGAGGGTGACGCCCCCCGTCGTCCGCCACGCGGTGACCGGACCCGTTCCGGCGGCCTGCGAGGGGGTGAGCTGCTGTGTGGGGGTGCCCCCACCGAAACGCAGGCCGGACTCGTGCGCGGGCAAGGCAGTGCGGGCGGTGCGCTCTGTGAGTTCGTACCGGCGCGGGTCGGTCGCGGTGAACTGGAGTGCGGCCCCGGTGATGGTTCCGACCCGGTACGACGGTTCAACCGGTATCGCCCTGTTGGTGACTTGGACCCAGGACAGGAGCGGGCCCCGGGTGTCGAGCTGGACCACGAGCGGCTGCTCGTCGTCCATGACCGGGGTGGCGTCGCCGAGCTGCTGCACGACGACGCCGATATCGTCCGGGCGGGCCCGGATCATGATTCCGTCGAGGGTGATCACCCGGGACTGCGCGAGCAGCCGGCCGAGGATCGCCCCATGCGCGCCCGCGCGGGGGACGCTTCCGGAATCGAGGCCCGGGAGATCTTCCCAGCCGGTGAGCTTGCGCCACCGGTAGGGGGTGCCACGGCCGAGCAGCAGTTCGCCGAGCTGGACGTGCCCCGGGGCGTTCACCTGGTCGCCTGCGGCCACGGTTCACCCCCTCGCCTTCATGCGCCACTCAAGAGCGGCTGCGTTTTCGCTGGGGGTCTGCTCGCCACCGTGCCAATGCTCGATGTGCACGGCGGCGCGGTTGTTGCCCGGGGCCATGCCGAACGTCGGGGCGCCGGCGACGGTTCCGGCGAACGCCGGGGCGGGGGTGGGCTTGACGAGATTCGTCATGGTGCGGTCGAGGTCGCCCTGCCCGGACCGGATACCGGCAACAATTCCGGCGGGAATCCAGCGGCCCACCGAACGCGCCATGACACGCGACGGCGAGTGAATTCCGAGTGCCTTTGCGATCGGTCCCGGAATCATATTCTTTGCGAAGCTGACAAGCTGACGGCCCAGCCAAGCACCCATCGACTTGATGCCGTTCCACATGCCCTTTACGGTGTCAACTCCCTTGTCGTACAGGAGCCTTCCGAGATTTCCGACTGCGCGGCCCAGACGCTCGGGGAGTCCCTTCACGTACGCGACCAGTTCGACGGCCTTGCGTGCGACACCGGTTTTGATGGAATCCCAATGCTTGATGATCAGCCCAACGAGAGTCCAGTTCAGGAAGAAATCGACGATCTTCCCAGGGATTCCCTTGACCCAATTCACTACGGCATCCCATGCGCGCTGAGTTCCGGCCTTGATGGAATCCCAATGCTTGATGATGATGCCAACGAGGGTGAAATTCAGGAACAGGTCGAGCAGGAACTTTCCCACTCCCTTAATCTTGTTCCATACCCAATCCCACGCGGTTTTCGTTGCCGAAACGATGGTGTCCCAGTTGCCGACGACCAACGCGACCAGAGCGACAATGGCGGCGATGATCCAGCCGACGGGACCCATTGCGAGGACCCACGCGGCAGCCATCCGGGCGCCCTGGATCATGGACTGAACGCCCATGAGGACCCACGCGGCGACCACGCGGCCGGCCGCTGCGAGCGCGCCCGTTCCCTGCGCGATCCATCCGGCGAGCAGCAGCGCGTTTGTGGCGAGGAAGCGTACGGCCGCTGTTGCTCCTGCGGCGGTCTGTGTGACCCAACTCGTCACGACGGCCGCGGCGGTGATGCCTGCCTGTACGGCGAGGACTATCAGGGTCGGCAGGAATATTGCCGTGATGATGCCGGCAACGATCGAAAACGCGGTCGAGTGCTGGGAGATGAATGCACCGGCCGTGGCGAACGCGCTGCCCAGACTTGCGACCCATTCGGCGCCCTTCATCAGGGCGGGAATGACGTACGTGCCGAGCAGCTCGACAACACCCTGAATGGCTGCCCGCTTGAATACTTCAATCTTCGTTGCGGCATTGTCGCGCATGGCATTGCCTGCGCCGTCGACCGCACCCTTTACGCTGCCCAGCGCGTTTACCGCCGAGCTGGGGTCCATCTTGAAAAGTGCGGACTGCAAATCCTCGGCTTTGGTACCGAAAAGCCCAACGGCAATGGCGTTCCGCTTGGCCGGATCCTCGACCTTGCGCAGGCGGTCGAGGACGGTATCGAGGGCGCCGGCCGCTTTCGGACCGCCGTCCGTGAACACCTTCGCCATCGTCCCGGCGTTAAGCCCGATGGCCTGAAACGCCTCGACGCTGCCTTTCGACATGTCCTTGCTGCGGATGGCGAATTCCTTCAAACCGTCCGCGACGGTGTCCGCATCGCGGGCACCGCCCTGCAACCCCTGTTGCATCAGACCCATTGCGGTCTGTGCGTCCAGCCCCAAATCCCGGAACTGAGTGGGGTACTCCGCGAAGGTGTCGAGGAGATCCTCGGCGGAATTGACGCCCTTCTGCGTGCCCTTAACGAGCACGTTCATTGCCTCGTCGGCAGACTTGGCTATGCCCGACTTGAGCATGACGCCGACGGCGCGGGACACCTTGCCGACGTCCTCGCCCATGACGCCGGCGGTATCGGCGACGCGCCGCCCCATGGTCGTGATCTGCGCGGACGTCGCTTCCGGGGGCAGCAGACCGTTTTGAGCTATGCCCTTGATGACGTCGGCGCCGGTCTGCACCGAGTCGACGATCGCCCCCGCGTACAGGTCGCCGGCCGCTTTGCCGTGCTTCGCGGCAACCGGGCCCGTGCTGCCGAGCTGCGCCTGCAACGTCCCTTGGATCTTGCCCTGTTCGAGGGCCTGGCCGATGCCGGCCATCAGGGCGGCGCCGATGCCTGCACCGAGTGCGGCCCACCCGAACGCCTTCAGGGCGGACGCGCCGCCGGACGCGGCCCGGTCGCTCCCGTCGGCCATACCGTCGCCGAGCGCGCGTCCGGCCTGCTGTCCGGCCCGGTCGGCGTCCCCGACCATGGCGTTTCCGGTGGCACGCATTCCGGCCTCGGCGCGGCCCATGCCGGCCTGTGCGGGAGCGTCGTCAACTGTGATCGTGGCGAGCAGCTCGCCTACGGTCAGTGCCACCGGATCACCACCTTTCGGGGGTCATCCGGCGACGTACGCCGGTAGTGCGGTCAGCCTGCGGGCAGGCCGGTGATTGCTGCGATCTCTGCCGGGTCGGACACGGCGCGGGGGGTGCTGCGCCAGGCCCGGGCGAACCCGGACTCGGAGGGGAGGTTGGTCACCAGGACCAGGAACCTGCGGGTGGACATGCGGGCGAGGTCGCCCGGGGCGGTGCCGTATTCGCGGGCGAGGTCACCCTCGACGGCGCCCCAGTGGGTCAGGACCGTGCGCCAGAATGCGCCGCCTTCTTCGTCTTCGTCTTCGCCGGCTTCGCGCGCCGCGCCGCCCGGTTCGGCGCCGCGGCTTTTCCCGCTTCCTGCTCCGCGTGCAGCTCGGCCGCACGCGCCATGGACAGACTGCCCGGGGTGCGGATGTTCGCGGCGGCGTAGATAAGGACGATGCCGAGCTGCCGGTCGTCCATCCCCTTCTCGGCCCACAGGTCAAGGACGTCGGCCCCGAACAGGGTGGACAGCATCTTGCGGACGTCGTCGGGGTCGTCGGAATTCTGGACGCGCTCCATCTGGAGTGTGAACAGAAGCGGCAGGGATTCGGGCAGCACGTACTTGTGCCCGTACAGGGTGAGCCGTTCGCGCGGACGGGTCGCGGACTCCTCGGCGAAGAACGCATCAAAGTCCGCCGCGCCGCCCTGGTTCTGGTCGAGGTGTTCGTCGTCCTGGTCGACGTTGTCGAGGTCGAGGTCGTTCACGGCGTCACCGCTTCCGACGTGGCCGGACCGCAACGCGTGATGGAAGCGGACCATGACGTCTTGTCGTTGGTGCCTCCGCCCTGCTCGCCCGGGGTCACCGTGGCATCCCACACCACCCATGCAACCTGCGTGTTGTGGCGCCACCGGACCCGGTTGCGGGAGTCGATACCGAGACCCTGCGCCCACACGTGGTCGATGTACGCCTGTCCGGGGTCCTGCGCCTTGGTGGTCTTGTCGATGCGGTACTGACCCTCGATTTCCAGGGTCGCGCCACGCTGCATGACGTCCTGTTCGTACTGGCCATCGCTGTCAAACGCGGTGGTGTCGATCGTCTCCTCGTTCTCCCCCGGGTTGTGCGTGAACGTGGTGATTCCGGATATCGGGAGCCACTTCGCGGGGGTTGCGTCGATGTCCTCGACTTCGAACTGCCAGCCGCGGGCATCAATCGGCCGTCCGGCCATGGGCGTTACTCCTTCGGGATGGTGGGGCCGGACACGTCGAGGTCGAAATTCACGACGTGTTCGTGCCGGCCGTTGCTGTCGGCGCCCATAGGGGCGGGGGTGCCGCGCGCGGCGGCGAGGGTGAGCCACGAACCGTCGGGCAACTCGACGTCCGCAAGGCCGTGCAGGGCCCGGTACAGGGCCTCGCACCGGACCCGGGATACGCGGGGGTCGGCGGTGCCGCGCGTGCGCACCTGTAGGCGCCGCTGCTCGGCGTCGTCCCGTGCTTCCGGGGCTCCGCCGTCGTACAGGGCGAGGGACACGGCACGGTCGGGCACTGGGGGCATGGCCTCGACGAACGTGTCACCCGAGGTGCCGTTCGGGTTGTAGGTGAGCAGGCCGGCGGCGGCGAGGTACCGGGCGATTCCGTCGAGCAGGTCAGCCACGGAGGGACCTCCGGACCTGCGCGGCGATGATGTCCGCGACGGCCCCGGCCTCTTCGGTTACGGGCCCTTCCAGGTACTTGGCGGTCCGCCCTGCGTCGTGCCGGTAGCTGAGTTCCTCGTGCTGCCGTACCGCGTACTTGGAGTCGTACGAGACACCGGCGGTCAGTGCCTCCTCGTCGACCGACGCGACGCCGGACCGTTCGAGCGTTCCCTCTTCGATCGGGACTCGACGGCGGGAGCGTTCGAGAACGTGTTCAGCTGCGAGGCGCAGTCCGCGCACGGTTCCGGCCCGGGTGCCGCGCAAAGCGGCGGCGCCGTTCCATGTGAGGCGGGCGCGTGCGGTCATTCCGTCCTCACCTCCGTACAGGCGGGCACGGGCAGGCCCGGGGCGGTGTGGTGGGACGTCGAAATAGCGGTCGTCACACGGCCGTCGGGCAGGGTCACCCGTGATCCGGGCGGACAGTCGAGGCCGGGCAGGGTGATCACCTGCGCGGTGCTGACGACTTCGCGGCCGTCGCTCGCACGGCGGACCTGCGCGACGGTGTGAGCGACCAGGGCGCGGACGCCTGCGACGGGCGGGTCGTACATCGGGCCGTACGCCGAGTCGCCCCGGTACGGCTCGACCGTGATGCGGTGGCGGAGCAGGCCGGCGGGGACCTTCACCAGATCACCCCCGGAAGCAGTCCGGCCGCGCGCAGAGCGCGGTGTGCACGGGGGGCGAGGTCAACGCCGGACGCGGCGGGCGGGCCCGGGGTGCGCCCGGACAGGGACACGGGGCCGATGGATACGGAGTCCCATTGCCCGGCTGCGCCGGTCCCGTCATCACCCGTGGCGAGCTGCCACTCGACGTGAGCACAGACGGCGGCGGCGAGGGCGGCGGCGACGGCCGGGTCGGTGGGGTCTCCGTCGTCGTCGACGCGGTAGACGGCGGTGAGCAGGGCGGCGTCGACATCCTCGGACGCGCGGGCGAGCAGCCGGTCGACACCTTCGGGCGCCGGGGTGCCGGTGTAGAGGGCGAGCTGCTCGGGGGTCGCGTAGACGCGGCCCATGGCTCACCCCCCGTCGGTCTTCTTGGCCTTGCCCGGGGCAGCAGAACGCCCCGCCGGCTTGTCATCCGACGGGGCGTCGGCGGGCTTCTCGGTAGGCGCAGAATCGTTTCTGCGCTGGTGGTAGCGGCGCAGGATCATGCGGCGGCGCCCTTGGTCTTCAGCACGACGACACCCTCGTCGTCGAGCCGGTGCGTGGCGTAGTGCACGTTCGTCGTGACCACGGTGGTGCGCGCGAGAATGTCGCGATCGGTCTCCACAACGGGGCGCCTCTTGTAGAGCAGGCCCAGGGAGCCGCGCCGCAGAAGCAGCGCGTTGTACGTGGTCGCGGCCCCGGTGCCGGCCGTGGTGAGCCGGTTGGAAACCAGGATGTTCACGCCTCCCACCTGACCGATCACGCCACGCGGGATGACGGCCGCACCGGCGCCGAGCTTGTCGGCGCTGATGAAGTTCGGGTCACGGAGCAGGGCGGCGCGCTGCGTGGAATGGATGACGAGACCGGCCATGTTGTCCGGGTCCCACTCGTCGCCGAACCGCTCGATGCCGGACACGACGACGTCCCAGGAAAGGGCCTCGGTCGAGGCGTCCACGGTGATCACGCCGGCGGCCTCGGCGGCGAGGCGCAGGTCGGTGTCGATCTTCCTCGCGATGATTACGCCGAGCTGCCGCTGCGTCTCCGCGTACGGGTCGCCGAACGCGACAAGCCGCGACTTGTCCGTGAGTTCGACCGCCTTACCGGCTTCCTTGATCGTCGCGGAGTTGCCCGGGGTGGTGGCGAGCTGTTCCGGGGTCATCGGGGTGCCCTCGGTGAGGTCTTCCGCCTCGCCCAGCGCGGTCCACTTCGGGAAGCTGACGGAGTCGCCCGGCTTGCCTTCCAGGGTGTTGTCTTCGGTGGCGAGGGTGCCAAGGATCATGGCGCCCTTGAATCGGGCCTGCACCATGTCGGCCCAGACGTCGGGCACGATCATCTGTGCGGACGTGGTCTTTCCAGCGGGCATTGCGTGCCCTCCTTACTCGGATGCGGCAGAAAGCTGCCGGTACAGGTCGGGGTCGGACTGGTGGAGTGCGACGCGGTCGCCGTAGGACATGGCGGCGAACTGTGCGGCGGTCGGGGCTGCGGTCGTGCCGGGGGTGAAGTCGGCGCCGCCCTTGGCGGGGCCGGCCGGGGCGCCCTCGGCGCGCAGGTGGGGGTTTGCCTCGACGGCGGCCGTGATGACGGCGGCGAGCTTCTCGCCGAACTTGGCGTCCGTCGGGTCGAGGTCGGCGAGCTGCTTCTCGACGGTGCGGGAGTCGAGCAGGCGGGACGGATCGGCGCCGGCGCCGTGCGCGGCCTGGTGCGCGGCGAGTTCCACGCGCAGGGTGCGGGCCTCGGCGAGGGCGGCGTCGCGCTCGGTGGTCGCCTGCGCGGCAAGCTGCGCGGGGTCGGTCTCGGCGGCGGCGCCGGACGGGTCGAGGACACGGCGCAGGCCGGCGAGCAGCTCGTCGCGCTCGGTCTTGGCCTGCTCGGCGACCTGCTCGGCTGCGGTCGCGCGCTGCTCGACTGCCGGGTCGATGGTCGGGGCGGCCGGGACAACCGGCGCGGCGGGCGCGGCCGGTACAACAGGGGCCACCGGTGCGGCCGGGGCCTGTACGGGCGAGGTGCCGGGGCTCGCGGCCGGGTCGTTGGCGGGCGCGGCCGGGGCGGCGGGAGTCTGGCTTTCAGGCATGGGTGATCGGCCCTCCGTGACCGTGTGGGGACATGCGAAAGGGCCCGCCGGTCGGCGGGCCCTGGGGGTGGTTGTCGGTGGGGTTTGCTAGTCGGTGGCGGTACTGCTCGCTTGTCCGTATCCGCGTAGCCACGCGGTCCGCAGATGCGTGCGGTCGGGGTGCGGGCACGCGGTCGGGGGCTGTTGCTCACGTGCCGCTGCGCGGCCGGCGAGCAGTGCGCGAGTGAGGTCTGCGCGGGCTCCCATGGGGTTCCCCTCCGGTCATCCGTCGTGCTTGTTCCGAGCGTCCCACATCGCTTGCTGAGCGGCGCGAACGTCGTTCATATTCTGGCCGGTGACCTCGGCGACGAACTGCTGCTGCGTCCTGCGTTCCTGCTTGCGCCAAAACGCCTTGAGTTCGTCGCTCGCGTACGCATAGGCGATGCGTGCCGGACCGGTGAACAGACTGCCCGGGTCGACGCCCTGTGCCCGGCCACGGCTGTTGAGCAGGTACCCCCTCGTCGCGTCCTCGGCGGCCTGGTACTGCTGCATGGCCCACTCGAAATACATGTCGCGTGCTTCGCGCCGCGTGATCTTGTGCACGGGAGCGTCGGCCGGCCCGTCGTCGGGGAGGTGGCGCGCGGCGGCGGGCAGGGCGTCGTCGGCGAGGTCCGTGTGCCGCTGCCACTGGGACGGCGGCGCCCCCGGTGCGAGGGCGTCGTCGAGGGCGGCCGACGCGGCGAGAACGTCGTCGACGTCGTCCCCCATCGGCAGGGGGTACTCGGGCATGGGGCCCGGGTACCGGCGGTCGAGTTCGTCGGCGATGCGCAGCAGTTCGTCGTCGGTGGCGTGCTGCTGCGCCCATGCGAGGGCCTCGTCGCCGGTGGTGGACAGGTCGGCGAGCAGGCGCCCCTCGGGGAACACCGTGGCGCGCAGGTCTGCGGTGTCCCGGCGGTCCGCCTCGCTCTCGATGCGGGCGAGGCTGCGTTCGTCGAGGACTCCGGGGCGGGTGGCGAGGGCGAGCTGCTCGTCGCTCATCTCGCGCAGGGTGACGTCGTCGCCTGCGCGCACGCGGGCGGCCTGCATGATGTCGTCGGCTGGCCGGGTGTAGGTGGTGGGGAGGTTCGAGGCGCCGGGCTGTTCGCGGTGGCGCAGGCGGCGCAGGTCCGGGTGTGCGGCGAGGTGCATTCTCATGGCGCCTTGCCACTGCCGCACCTTGGCCTCGGCCGCGCGTTTGCCCTCGGGCGTGGTTGCTGCGGCGGCCCGGTTCTTGTGCTTCCGGATGTGCCGCTCGATGGCGCGCTGCCTCTGGCCTGCCTCGTATCCGGCGGGGTCTGATTCGGCGTCCTCGGTGTGGGTGATACCGGGGGTGTAACTGGACACGCTGTGACGGCAGTTGGGGTGTTGCAGTCCTGCGGTGCGGGCTTCATCGAGTGATCCGGCGACGTCCACCCGGACCATGCGGCCGTCCTCGACGGCGTGCTCGACGTCGACCGTACGGGCGCCGGACGGCCCCCCGATGGACAACACCTTCCGTTCCCACGGGCGGCAGAGCGGGCACTCGCGCGGACTGCTGCTGACGACGACCAGGTCGACGCCGGCGGCGGTGAGCGTGGTCATGTGCGCTTCGGTCGCGGCCCGTCCCACGGACGTCCGTACGGCCATTTCGGCGTACGACGTCAGGGCCCATCGGCGGCCCGCGCGGTCGCGGAAGCTGGTCACGCCCCGGTCGGCAAACCGGGTCATGGCCTGCTGTGTGGCCTGCCTGCGGGTGTCGGTGCCGAGTAGGGGAGCGGCGGTCACCTCGGCGACAACCTGCCGGTACCCGTCCTCGACGCCGCGGAGAATCCCCCGGTGCGTCGCGGTGACGGTCTCGATGGTCTCGGCGGCGAGGCGGTCGACGGCCTGCGCCTGCGGGGTGCGCTCGGCGACGGTGCGCCGGTCGTCGTCGCCGAGTACGCCGAGTTCGGCGAGGGCGGAGTGCCGGCCGCTGTCGTACGCCTCGGCGACCACGTGCCGTACCTCCTCGTCGACGCCCCGGGCGAGGGTGTCGAGCAGGGTGTCGGCCGCACGGCGCAGGGGGGCGACGGCGGCGAGCTTGGCGACGGCCCACCCGGGCGCTTCCTGCCCGATGGCGAGCTGCCGCGCGCACAGTTCGAGCAGGCGCCGTTCGGCGTCGGCGTACAGGTCGGCCGTTGTCGCGGCGAGGTACTCGACCTGATCGGGAGACACGGGCATCGTGCACCCCCGATCACGCGGCGAGCGGGTAACTTCCGACGGGGTCGGGTACGGCCTGCCCGGTCTCCCCGTGAATCCGGGCGACCTCCTCGTCGACGGTCGTGTCGTCCCAATCCGGGTGCAGGGTGCGCACCTTCGTGTCGGTGGAAACGGCCTGCGCCTGCGAGAGCAGGGACAGGGTTTGCGCGGTGCTGCCCGGGTCTTCCGCGACTCCGTCGCCGATGTCGACCGCGGGTCGCTCGTTGGCGTTCTGCGTGCCGAACTGCGCCCGGTCGACGGCGAGCAGCACACGCAGAATCTCGGCAATCGCACGTCGCCAGTAACGGGCCTTCTTGCCCCTGGTCACCATCGACCGATGGTCTCGGGCGGCGATCTCCGTTGCGGTGACGGCGGCCCCCTCTCCGTCGAGGCCGACGGACGATGGGGAGTAACCGGCGGCGGTCGTGGCCTGTCGCACGATCGACTCGGCGGTCGTGCGGTGCTCTTCGACACGGATTGCGAACTGACTCAAGGTGATGCCGTTGCCCTGCTCGGTGGGCGGGATGGCGAGGGTCTGCCACACTTCCCGGTCGTCGTCGAATGACGCTCCCTTGCCCGGGCCGTTGTTGCGCAGGTACCCGTCGGGAACGATCAGCCGTGCACGGGCGAGGCGAATGTCGCGTAGCCACGATGACCATGTCTCGTCGAGGGCGTCGAGCAGGTCGTGCACCCCCTGCAAGTCGCTGCGTCCCCATGGGGCGCCGCGGTGCTTCCTGTTGGGTCCGATGTTCGGCACGTAGATGGCCGTGAGCATCGGCACGCCGGTCTCGATGGCGTCACCCTCGGCGCCGAGGGACGCGGCGAGGCCGGCCGTTTCTGTGTGCTCGGTGAGCGGCACGCGGCGGCCGAGCTGGTCGTCGGTCCCCTCGTACAGGCCGTGAAGGATGCGGCCCCGTTCGTGCCGTTCGAGGTGGCGCCATACAGCCGACCCCGTACCGGGCAGGGCCCGCCAGAATGTGACGGCGGTCATGATGCCGAACGTCCACTCGGGTACGGCCTGGTCGGGGTGAACGATGGTGAGCAGGGGCCGGTCGGAGGCAACGTTGCGATCCCACGTCACGCGCAGGAACACCCCGGACAGAGCCGCGGCCGTCTCTGCTGCGGTCAGCAGCAGCTCGGGCACGCCCCCATCGTCGAGCAGCTCGGTAAGGCGGTCCTGCGTCGAGGTGTCCGACACGGTGATAACGGGGGTGTCGGCGAAAAGCAGGTCGGCGGACGTCTGTGCAATCTCACCAGCAAGGGGGATGTGCAGCCGTTCCTCGCGCTTGCCCGGCTGACGGTGTCGCCCCCACAAGCGGCGGCGGCCGTCCTTCCGCTGCTGCGGCGCGTACCGGTAGACCTTGGCGAGGCGGTCGGCGTCACCGGAGTACCACGCGTCGTCGACCTTGATGTCGTCGTACAGGGGGGCGATGCTGCGCGGCGGCCACATCGTCCCGTTGTCGGGCAGGCTCACGTCGGCCCCCCCTCGTCCTCGACCTGGTCGAGGTGGTCGGCGGCGGTACGCAGCAGCTCGGCGACGGCGGCGGGGAGTTCCGCGGAGGCGTCCACGGTGACGGTGCCGATCTCAGCGGCGGTGCCTCCGACGCGAAGGTGCACGGGCAGGGTGATCATGCGGCGGCCTCCCTCGCGGTGATCAGGTGGCGCCATTCGTGCGCGGTGCTGTGCAGCACGTAGCGCAGGGCGTCGACGCTGTGGTCGGCGGTCTTGATGGGCTTGTCTTCGCCCTTGGCGGACGCCTTGGGGTCCCACGAGTAACCGGGGATCTCGCCGAGCAGGCCGGTACAGGACTCGTGTACGCGGAGCAGGCCGGCGGCGAGGGCCGACGACACGCTGCGGATTCCGGGCTTCACTTCGTTGTCGGCCCGGGTGACGCCGGGGTGTCCGTCGGCCCATAGCTGTGTCTGGAAAGAGGCGGCGCTCGGGTCGATGAACGTCCACTCGGGTTCGACGTGCTGTTTGTCGAGCCATGCGCGTACGGCTTCGCTGTACTGCGCATCGGTCATCTGCCGGTGTGCGGCCTTGCTGTCGTGGCGCCACTCCGAGACGACATACAGCCGGTCGTCGGCGCCGAGTCCGAGCACCAGGGCGGCGAACGGGTTTGTGGTCCCGTAATCCGCGGCCATCCAGTAGCGGAGCATCGGCGGCAGGGTGTCGACGACGTGCTGCTGCTCGTCCCACATGTCGAATACGGCGCCTTCGGCGACCACCCACGCCCCGTCGATCATGCGGCGGCGCCACAGACCGACGTACTCGGCGGTGAGATCGGAAACGTACTGCCGCGTAAGACTCGGGTTGTCGGCGAGCTTGAAATGCCAGTGACGCAGGTTGAGTTCGTGCGCCCGGTCGAGGTATCCGACCTTCAACCAGTGGCGGGGCGAGTCGGGGTTCGTCGTGGCGAGCAGGCGCGCGCCCGGGGTCGAGAGTCGGGCGAGTAGCTGCGTCCAGAACGATTCGGGAACGAGCGTCGCCTCGTCGACGTAGGCGAGCTGCGCCGTGAGTCCACGCAGGCGGCCCTCGGCGCGGACGTCGCTCGCACCGATCAGGTGCACGGTCCGCCCCAGGATGACGGCCGTGGTGGCGCCCCTGGTGTGGTGGATGTGGCGGGACAAAGCACCGAACAGAGCCGGGTCCTGCAACGGCTCGAACACATTTCTTTCGATCGTCTGTAGCGACCGGCCACAGATCAGGATGAGTCCCGACGGGCCGGCGGCGGCGACGGCGATCACGAACGCGAGCAGGCTCGCAACGGTCTTGCCCGACCTGACGCTGCCGTGCCACAGGTTGATGCGGGCGCGGGCGCGGCCGATGCTGCGCAGTTGCTTGCGGGAAAGGGGAAGTTCGACGCCGGGGGGCAGGCGCACGGCTCACCCCCCGTCGTCGGCCTCCTCGTCGTCGGCGAATGCGTCGGCGAGGGCTTCGCCGAGGGTGCCCAGCATCGAGCGGACGTCTTCGGCTCCCTGGCCTCCCTCGGCGGGGGCGAGCTTCAATGACTTGTCCACGGCTGTGGATACGGCGGCGAGGATCTGCCGTTGGTCGGCGAACGGCGGGCGGTCGAGGGCCTGGTCGTTCCAAAGGTTGTCTTTGCCTCCGAACGCGCCCACGGTGCATGGCGCGAACAGTTGCGCGTGCAGCCGCTCGGCGGATTCGTGCAGCCGCTCGGCGAACTGTGCGCGGCGGGCGGCGAGGTCGATACGGCGGGCGTCGGTCGCGGCGACCACTTCGGGCCCGCGCTCGAACGACAGGGGCGGTTCGCACTCGGCGGCGATCTTGGACACGGTCGAGCCGCTGCGCCCGATGGTGCGTGCGATGGCGTTGCGGCTCTTGCCCTCGGCGTGCAGCCGGCGGACCTGTTCGCGGTCCTGGTCGGTGATCGGTGTACGCACGGCGTCACCTCCCGGACATGGCGACGCCCCGTTGCCGGGGGGGGGTGGCAACGGGGCGAAGTAGAGGGGGTGTTTCCGGGCACGCCGGGGACGGCCCCATTAGATCACGGATTGATAACGGCGGCAACGCCTGTTCCGAGAGCCTGCTCGACGGCGACGCGCAGCTCGCTCCCCCGGGTCCTCTTGAGTCCGAGGGCGGCGCCGAGGGCCTCGGCCGTCGGCCGCTTACCGGTCGACCGGAGCAGGCGGCGGTACGCGGCGACGGCGTCGGGCGACACAACGGCGGCGGCAGACTGCACGGGCGTCGGTGCGTCGCTGGGGGCGTCGTCGTCGAGGTCGTCGTCGAGCGGCGAGAGGGTCGGGAGCGGCGGCGCGGTGAACACTGCGGCGAGAGGGAGCGGCGCCGGTGCGTCGGTCGGGGCGTCGGTGACGGCCTGGTGCTCCTCGACGGCGGCGACGGCGGCGGCGAGGTCGACCAGGGCAAGCGGCGGTTCGGCGGCGGCGGTGAGCGACGCGGCGGCCTGCTCGGCGCGGGTGACGGCGTCGGCGACGGTGCGGTCGGCGGTGTCGAGGGTGGCCTGCGCGGCGACGGCGGCGCTCTGTGCGGCGTCGGCGGCGGCCTGCGCCGTACGGGCGGCGGTGACGGCGTGCGCGACCGACGGGGCGACGTCCGCCGGGGTGACGGTGTCGGCGGTGGGCAGCATCCGTACGAGTAGTTCGGTGGCGACCAACTGCGCGACCGGCGGTACGACGGCAATAGCGACGCCTACGCCGGTCCCGTCGGAGTGCTCGACGTTGAACGCGAGGGACACGGCGGCGAACGCAACGACGGTTCCCCAGTAGGCCCGGGCCCGGCGGCCGGCGCGCTTGGCGGCGACCACTCCCACGGTGCCGACGACGGCGCCCCCGTCGACCAGGACGGCGAACATCCAACCGACGTCGGGGTCGACTCCGTGCTCGGCGGCGAGGGCGGTAAGGGCCTCGAACGACAGGCGGAACGCGAGGAACGCGAAAGCCGCGGTAGCCGCGACGGCGGCAACGATCGGCCCGCGCGAGGGGCTGCTCGTCGCAGGGTGGGCGTAGGTAGGGTGGTGCGTAGCCATGGCGGGGTTAGCTCCCGTGGTGGTTAGGGCCCGGTCGGTGATGTGCAGTCATCGGTCGGGCCTGCTGTGTTGGTGGGGTTACTGGTCTTCGTCGTCGTCCGGGTAGGGCCACAGGACCGTTCGCACGGCCTGCTCGTCGGGCTGCTCCTTGGCGGCGGCCGTCCAGATGAGCACGCGCAGGCGCGGCTCGGCGACTTCGTGGTCGGCGTGCTCCGGGTGCGCGGCGAGGTACTCCTCGATGGCGCGGTGTGCGATCACCTCGGGCTCGTTGATCGGGGCGACAACGTCGGCGGACTCGAACGGCTGCCACCCGGGCCCGGGCGCTCCGTCGCGGACGTCGAGGCGGTACTCGTACGCGGCGTTCGTACGCAACACGCGGTAGACGTACCCCTCGGAGCAACCGAATTCCTCGGCGATGTCCGGCACGGAGGCGCCGGCGACGTGGTGCGCGTTGTAGATGATCTCCGCTTTCCACGGGGCGTAGCGGTTCTCCCACTCACGGCGCGCGCGGCCGGCGGCGCGCAGGCGGTCGCGTGCGGTTTCTGCCTCCGTGCGGTGCTGCACGTTCCGCCGCAGGGCACCGTCTGCGGCTTCCTGCTGCCATTCGTCGAGCAGGTCGAGCACTCCGCGCAACACGGAAGCGGACAGGCCCGGGCGCGCGCTTGCGAGGCGTTCGGCGAGGTCGGCACGCAACTCGGCGACGGTCGGCTCGGTCGGTTCGGTGCTCATCTGCTGCTCTCTCTGGGACGGGCCCGCCCCCGCACGGTCGCGGGGGCGGGCGGAACGGTACCGCTGGTCAGGCAAACAATGCGCCCTGTTCGGCGTCGGCGGGCAGGGCGAGCAGCTCGGCGTCGGTCGGTGCGGCAGCGATCCATTCGCCGCGCCACGTTCCGTCGGCGCGCTCGGCCTGCTCGATCATGGCGAGGACGTCGTCGAGTTCGGCGATGCGGGCAACCTTGGCCTTGGCCTGTCGCCTGGTCTCGCGTGCGACCTCGACTTGCTCGGCCGTCGCCTCGAACTCGTGTCGGCGCTTCGGGTTTCCGTCGCACGCGGCGCCGTGCATCCTGCACCGGGGCGCCTCCTCGACGGCGGCCTGCTCGATGACGTCGGCCGCGGCCTCCTCGGCGTTGCACTCCTCGCACTCGTCGACCTGCTGCTCATTGTCGCGGTGGTCGGCGCACAACAGGTCCCATGTGTACGACGGGTCGGCGGGGGTCGAGTCGTCGTCCGCGGCGTTCCACTCGGCGGCCCTGTTGGCAGCCTGAACGGCGCAGTCGTACGCCTCGACGAGTAGTCCCTCGTCGTCGAATGCGCCGGCTTCTTGGTTCGACTGCTTCCGGTCACACGTCGCAATCGGGTTGCCCGAGACGTCCGGGCGAACGGCGATGTCGTGCCGGCACTTGGGTGCGGCCGGTTCGACGGCGGCCGGCGCGGCATCCTCGGCGGGACGGTGGGCGAACACGCACTGCGAGGAACGCGCCATCTTCTCGACGGTCCAACCTGCACGCTCCATCGTCCGTGCCGCATGGTCGAGGCTCGGCCCATACCAGCCGTCACGGCAGACGCTGCGGCCCTCTTCGATCCAGTACAGAGCGACGCGGCCATGCCCGCGGGGCTCGACCAGGTACCCGCGCACGCTCCGTTCGTCCTCCGCCGGGTCGCTTACGTCGTGGTGCTCGGTCATGAGTGCGGCTCTCGTCGAATCGAGGGCGACGCGGGCGGCGGCGACGTCGGGGTGCAAGGCGTTGCCCGGGGTGCTCCCCTGCGCCGTTCCGGCGTGCTCGACGACGGCACCCTCGACGACGACCGGCTCGACGGCGGCGCGGTCGGTGAAGAGTGCGCCCTGCTCGGTGTCGCGCTCGATGGGGAACAGGGTCTCGGCGTCCTCCTGCGCGCCGATCCACGCGCCGCGCCACGTTCCGTCGGCCGCGGCCTGCTCGGCGTCGGCCTGCTCGATGGTGTCGACCAGGTCGACCAGGGCGGCGGCGAGGGGGGACGCGTCGGCAAGGCGGCGGGCCTCGGCGCGCTTCTCGGCGGCACGGTGGCAGGGCGCGCACAGTTCGTGGCCCTTGCCGAACAGGGCGGCGGCGTCGCTGCCGTCGAGGTACTCCGTGAGGGCGCGACCGCACAGGGTTTCGTCGTTGCGCGGCGAGTAGTGCACGCGCTTGCCCTTGCCGACTACGGCGTACGTGACGCCGGCCTGCTCGGTGAATGTCTGCTGCTCCATGGGGTTAGCTCCCGTGGTTGTGGTGGGTGCCGGTGTGCAGCCGGCGGGGTGAACAACACCCACTGTACTAGGTTCTGAACTAGGTTCACAAGGGGTTCGGGCAAAGGGCCCGGGATCAATTCCGGGCCCTGCTCCGCGCGTTCGACTCACGCGGCCTGGGGGGTGTCGACGTCCGGGGCCGCAGGGGGGAGCAGTAGCGGCAGACAGGCCGGCCACTCCCATACGCGGCGGCCGTGGGCGTCGCGGCCAGTGTCCGCCTCGCACCGCTCGCCCGTGCAACAGGTGACGGTCGGCGGGTCGGCCGGGGCGGCGCGTACGACCAGGACGCCCCCGCAGGACGGGCACGGGGCGGGCAGGACGCGGCTCCCGGTGATGGTGTCCGCTGCAACGATGCGGGCGACGCGCTGCTCGCAGGCCCGGGCCACCCGTGCGGCTTCGTGCAGTAGGTGCTCGGGCAGGGTGGCGAATGGCGCGGATATCAGGGTGTCGCCGAGCAGCTCGGGTTCGGTGTCCTCGTTGAGCACTCGGGCCTCGACGAACACGCACGCCCAATGCAGTCCGTGCGCCCGGGAACCGACGGCCGTACGCGCGTCTCGGGCGCCGAGGGTCAGTGGGGCCCATCTGCGCGGGTCGTCGTCGGTGCCGTGCTGCACGGCGGCGGCGAGGGTGTCGGCGAGGTTGAACACCTGCCGCTCAACGAACCGGGCGGCGTCGAGGGCGTCGAGGTTCGCGGGCGCAGGATGCTGTCGCAGGGTGAGCGGCGCCCGGTCCTCGACCAGTAGGGCCCCCTCGTCGGCCCCGGTGTTCAGGAACGCGCGGGTTTCGGCCGGCGGCCACACGGTCGAGGTGGACGGCGTCTCGACGGCGGCGAGCAGGGCGCCCCACTGCTCCCGGATGGTGCGCAGGCGGGCGGCGGTACGGATGGCGACGGGGTGCTGCACGGTGTCTGTCTCCTCGACGGGGCGCGGCGGGTGCGGTGTTGCGGTGGGTCAGGTGGTGGCCTGGTTGGCGGCGAGGTCGTCGAGGGCGGTTGCGGCCTGACTGACTCCGGCGGCGGTGTCGTGGTCGTCTTCGTCGTACAGGGGGCCCCAGACGTGTACGCGAAGGTGTTGGGCTGCGGCGCGCAGGACGTCGGCCGCGTAGGCGTCGAGCTGCCGGTCGGCGGTTTCGGGAGTCATGTGGTTCGGGGTGGTCATGGCGCGGCGAATGGATGCACGGATGTCGTCAGTCATGGGGCCTGCTCTCGTTGGGCGCGTTCGTTCCGGGCGCGGCATGTAAGGCACCTGGCGGAACAGTCTTCATCGCGTGCGGGGCGAGGGGAGTTACGCGAGGGCCTGGTGCGCGATGACGTACGGGAGTTCAGCGGCGAGGGCCGACTCGGCGGCGAGGGCGCGGCGGCGGGCGCTGCGCCATGCGAGGCGGTACCGGGCGGCGGTTCGGGTGGCGTCCGGCACGGTGGCCCGGATGGCGTCGGGTAGGGCCGGCCAGTTGGGGGCGCCGCTCGCGTTCTGTGCGGCCACGCAGTAGGCGGCGAGGCGGGTTGTGAGGGCCTCGACGTCGTCGAGCTGCTCCCGGACGCGAGCGAGGGCGGCCTCGGCGCGCTGCTGCTCCCCGTGTGCTTCGCGTGCCTCGTGTGCCCACATGCTGAGGCTGCGGGTGCGTACGCCGAGCTGCTCGGCATAGGCCCGGGCCTGCTCCTCGGCCTGCCGCATGGCCTCTTCGGCGGCGGCGACGCGCTGCTGCTCCCGGCGTACCGCTGCCTGCTGTCCGCCGCACTCCCGGCGGTACCGGTCACCCTCGGCTGTCTCGGCGTCGACCAGGGCGCGCAGCAGCTCGGCCTCGGCCGGGACGGTGCGGGCGTACCGGGCGAGCAGGTTGTCGACCTGCGTACGGCGGTCGAGGCGGGCCTGCTCCCGTGCGGCGCGGGTGGTGCGGCTGTTCACTGGTCGGCCTTTCGTTCGGCGAGGACGGTACAGGTGGGACAGGTGGGGTCGCAGGCGCCGCGGGTGTCGGCCGGGTGGCGGCGTAGGGGGCCCGGGTCGCGGCGGCACGCCCAACGGCCCAGCGGTATGCCGGACGCGAGGACGACCAGGACCAGGACGACGGCGAGGGCGGTACTCATCGGGTCACGACGGCCGCACGCGGCACGTCGTAGAACGCGAGCAGCTCCCCCTCGACGACACGCAACTCGGCGTCGACGACGGGGCGGTCGGCCCGGGTGAGTTCGGCGCGCACAGTGTCGACCAGGGCGGCGACGTCGAGCAGGGACGCGGGGAGCGGCAGGGCGTGCTCGGTGCGGGTCAGGTGGACGGTGCGACGGGTCGGGCTGCTCACTGCTGCGCCTTTCGGTGGGGATGGGGCGGGTCCGGCGCCGTGGTGGCGCCGGACCGGTCGAGCGGGGGCTGCTACGCCTTGTGTGGGCCCTCGACTCCGCAGGTGGCGCAGATGAATCCGGCCGGCGGCCGGTCGTCGCACTGCGCGCAGACGTCGAGGGGGACAAGAAGGGTGGCGGGCTCGACGTCGAACAGGTCCGCCGCGGCTTCGATGTCGTCGGCCGTCCACGCACGGCCCCCGGAGCGTTCGAGGAAGTGCCAGGACTGCGCGGTCATGGTGCGGCCGGTGACGGTCTCCCATTCCTGTCCGGCCTGCCCCTGCGTCCAGCGGTTCCGGCGGCGCAGAATGCGGACGTTGGCACTGATCACGTCGGCGAGGGGGAGCGGCGAGGCAGCGAGGGTCTGCTCGGTCATGGTGTCCGGGTCCGTTCGGGAAGGTGCGGTAGGCGGGGAAGGGGCGCCGCCCCCTGCGCACGGGGGCGGCATCGACCGGTCGTGGGCGAGGGTCAGTACGGGGGCTCGTCTCCGTAGCCCTGCGCCGGGTGCTGCTGCTGCGCGTACTGGGGCTGCTGGGGCTGCTGGGGCCTCTGTGCGGGGCGCTGCTGCTGTCCGGTGTTCCACTGGTCACCGGTCGGCTGTTGGCGCTGCTGCGGGCTGCTGGTGGTTCCGCCGGTGGTCTTGGTGACGGTGGCGGTGGCGCGGAGGAGGGAGGGGCCGACGTCCTCGACGTCCAGCTCAAAGACCGTGCGCTTTACGCCCTCGCGGTCTTCGTAGCTGCGCTGCTTGAGTCGGCCCTGCACGATGACGCGGGATCCGCGGGCGAGGGACGCGGCGACGTTCTCGCCGAGGGTGCGCCACGCCGAGCAGGTCAGAAAGAGGCTGTCTCCGTCTTTCCACTCGTTCGCGGTCTTGTCGAACACGCGGGGGGTGGATGCGACGCGGAACGCTGCGACGGCTGCGCCGCTCGGCGTGTACCGCAGCTCGGGGTCGTCGACCAGGTTTCCTACAACGGTGATGACGGTTTCGCCGGACAACGGCTCTCCTCTTTCGAGCGTGAAACGAAAAGCTGCAAAACGGATCGTACGTGAAATGTAGCGGGCGTGCGTCGCCCTTGTCGTCCCGGTTGGGGAGGGGGTTACCGGATTCCGCGACCACCGACGACGTGCCTACAGGGGCGACGGCCGCGACTGTCGCGGCTGGTCGGGGCCTGCTTCATGAGTCGCTCGTACATGTCGTGGTCGTCGTCCTGGTCGTGCTTGACGGCCTGACGCTCGGCGACGGGGTGCTGCTCCTCGACGGCCGGGGTGGACGGCTCGGATGTGTCCGGTCGGTTCATGCGGCGGTCTCCTGGCGTTGCAGTTCGGCGGTGGCAAGGTCGAGGCGGGAGGGGTGCGGCGTAGCTCGGCGGGCGTTGCCCCGTGCGTCTCCGTCGAGACCCATACGGCGGTTACGGCAGGGTTCGCCGGCCGGGGCGTGGCACCACTCGCACCGGACGGCGAGCGGGTCGGGGCGGCCCTCGACGGCCGCGGCTTCCCGGGCGGCCCGGGTCGGCCGGAAACGGGAAAGCTCGGCGCGCACCTTCGGGGGGATCACGGAACCGATGGCACGCAGGCGGGCCTCGACCGCCGGGTCGACCGTGGCGCCGCTGGTGATGGCGCGCTGCTCGTTCGGGGGGCGCTGCCCGGTGAGAACGGCCTGCCGGGTACCGAGCAGCTCGGCCCGCCACGACTCGACGTCGTCGGGGTCGGCGGACGGCAGGGGGTCGGTGTGACGGGCGAGGCGGTCGGCGCTGTGCTTGTGCCACTGGCGTGCGACGTCCACGGGCAGGGCCGGGTACGGCGAGCTGACGGCGTGTGTCCGTACGGCGGTGCGGGCGTCCCACCCGGATTCGGTGTTCAGGGGGACGTCGCCGAGCAGCTCTTGCCACTGGTCGACCTGGTCGCGCAACTCTCCCGGGTCGGTGCGCCTGGTGCGGGGGTCGACGCGGCCCATGTAGGCGAGCAGTCCGGCTATTTCGCGGCGGTCCATGGGGGTGTTACTCCGTTCCGGTCGGGGCGTCGTCGAGCAGGGCGAGCAGGGCGGCGGTGTGGGCTTCGGCGCTGGTCATACCGGCCGCAGGCGAGGGGGCGGCGGGAGAGCCGCCGGGCAGGGCGTAGAGGTTCGGGCGGCCCGGGGCGGGGGTGCGCTCCCGGGTGATCCACGAACGCCAGTCAGCGGCCCATCCGGCGGCGGCACGGGGTGCGGCGGTATCCCGGTACGCGCGCCATTTCTCGTCGGCGGCGCGCAGGCCGTCCTCGCCGAGTCGGTCGAGGTGGCCCTCGCGCTGTACCCACGCGAGGGTGTCGTCGTCGACCTGCCACTCGGCGGCGGGGGAGAGAGCAGCAGCTCTCTTACCGTTCACCTTCGGTTCTCTTCTGTTCTGGGGGTCGGAATCCGGTCCCCCTCCGGGTCGGAATCCGGTCCCCCCCGGGGTCGGAATCCGGTCCCCCGGGTCGGAATCCGGTCCCCCTTCGGGCGGGTCGGCAGGGCCGGAATCCGGTCCCCCGGGGGTCGGAATCCGGTCCCCCTCGGCGGGCTGCTCGGCGAGGAATCGAGCGGCGGCGGGGAGGTGGTAGTACGTCTCTCCGCGGGGCCCCTTGCGGCCGGGGAGCAGCACAAGCTCGGGCCCGTCGAGCAGCTTGTCGAGGGCGTCGCGTACGGCCGTCCTCGACGCGTTGGCGCGCTTCATCAGGGCGGGGACGGACGCGTACGCCATGCAACGCCGGTCGACGCACCGGTCGGCGATAAGGGCGAGGACCATACGGGCGGTGCCCTTGCTGCTGCTGTGGTCCCACACCCATTCGCGGGCGTCGTAACTCATCGGGCGGTATCTCCTACAGGTCAAGGTCGAGGGCGAGTTGCTCGGCCTTTCGGGGGCGGCAGTCATACGGGGGGAGCAGGCCCGGGCGGTGCGGGTGGTGTCCGCGCGGCGGCCGGCGGTCGAGGGCGCACTCGACGACTTCGCGCGGTGTCATCCGTCGGCCGTCCGGCCGGGTGATGGCGAGGGGGTGCGGGGTCGGGTCGAGCAGGCTGCCCCCCGGCGTGCGGATCACGGGGAATCCGCACGCCGGGCAGGGAACGGTCGGCGGTATCAGGGCGGTCCGTCCTCGACGGCCCGGTGCTCGACGATGCGCGGCCGTGGGGGCGTTCCGGGCTCCGGCTTCCCGGCGAGGGCCGACGGGGTGTGGAGCGGGCACCGGGGCCCCTGGATGTACTGCCGGGCCCCGGGGATACGGCAGTACCGGCGGCGGTCGCCTATCCAGTGCGCGCACTTCACGCGGCGGCCCCCTCGACCAGGGCGAGGGCATCGACCTGCCCCGGACCGATGGCGGCCTGTCCCGCTTTCGGCTTGCGCCGGTGCGGCTTCCGCGGCGCGGTGGGCACGGTCTCGGGGTACGGCCGGTCTCCGCCCCCGATGCCGAGCTGCACGGCCGGCGGGGGGAGCAGCAGCGGCCACTCGACGCGGTCGAGGGCGGCCCGGTTCTTCGCCGGGACGTCGGCGAGGGGCTCGTCGAGCCAGTCGTGCCCCATGGCGAGCAGCACGTATGCGTCGGCCTGGTTGTCGTCGCGCAGGGCGACGCCGTACCGGGGGCCGACCGCCTCGACGACGGCCTGCTTTCCGGCGCGGCCGTCACCGGTCGCGTACTTTGCCCGGGCGGCCGGGGTGACAACGGCGACGGGGATGTCGCGTGCGGCGAGGCGGTCGACGACCAGCCACCACAATCCGGCGCGATCCCACGTTCCCGCCCCCTTCGACCCGTAGCTCGGGCCCTCGACGACGGCGAGGTCGCACGGGCCGACCGTGTCGAGGATCCGGTCGGCGAGGCGGTGCAGCCGCGTGCGACGCATCGCGTACGTGTCGGTCCGCTTGCCCTTGCTGCCGAGGGTCTGCGCCCAACCGGCGCCGGCGATACCGGCACCGGTCAGGGACAGGTCGAGTCCGCGAACAAGTCGACGGCTCACGCTGCGGCCTCGCTCTCGTCGGCCTGCGGCGCGGCGGCGGCCGTCGCGGCGGGCGGCGGCGGGGCGAGGGCGGGCAGGACGATCGGGGCGAGGATGCCGGATCGCCACGCGTCCGCGACCAGGTCGCGGCCGGCGCGCTTCACCTTGGTTGCCCGGGTGAAGTTCACGGAGTGCGTACGGGCGCGGCTCGGCTTGATCTCCACGCCGGGCACGTCGAACAGTTCGCCGCTCTCGGCGTCGTGCACCTGCGCCACACCTGCGGCCGTCATCTGTTCGAGCAGCAGCGTGACGAACCGCGGCTGCACACCCTTGTCCAAACGGGCGGGCACGGGCCGGACCAACTTGGTTATGGCCTCGCTCGGGAACGTCTTGTGTGCCCACTCGACGAACGCCTGCTCGTCGGTGATCTTCGCGGCCTTCTCGCCGCCGGACAGGCGGACGTCGCCCACCTTGGTCCCGTCCGGCAGGGTCGCCTCGAACTTCGTACCGCCCGTGGTGCGTTGCTGCTCGTCGAGCATCGCCTGCACGTCCGCGCGGGCGTCCTTGTACGCCTTGTCGACCTGGTCGAGCAGGGCCTTGAGGACGGCCTCTTTCGTCGTGGCGGCCTTGATCTGCGCCGGGGTGTACTTCGGTTCCTCGACGGCCTGCTCGGTGCTCTCCTCGACGCTCACGCGGCGGCCCCCTCGGCGGCGGCGCGCAGGTCGGCGGTGATGGCGCCGAGCTGCTCGACCGTGCACTCGGCGGCCGTGCAACCGGCCTCGGCCCGCGCGATGTCGTCGAGGTGCGACGGTTCGAGGGCGAGGGCCTTACCGGCGGCGAGCAGCTCGGCAAGGGCGACGGCGTGCTGCTGCCGGGCGGCGTCCGCTTCCGGGTCCGGGGCGGACGGGATGGACGGGACGGCCGTGGGGCGCGCGGGTCCGGGCTTCGGCGCGTCCGACTTGCGCGGCGCCTGCTGCTTCGGGGCCTGCTGCTGTGCGGCCTGCTCCTTCTGCTGCGCGATGGCGTCGAGCTGCGCGAGGTACTCGGGCGGGGCGCCCTCGGCGACGGCGGCGGCGCGCACCTGGTCGAACCGCTCGCGCGACTCGGCGGCCTGCGCGTCGGCGAGGTAGTCACGCGACGGGCCCGCCGGTCCGGCCTGCTGCTGGTCCGGCACGGCCCGGGGGCGCTGCTGCGGGGGTGCCTGCTGTGGCGAGGTCTCCCACGGTCCGCCCTCGGCCTGCTTGCTGCGCTGCACCTGCTGCTCGGCGGCCGGGGCCTGGTGCTCGACGGCGGGCGCCGGTTCGGGCTTCACCGGAGCGTCGTCGGGCACGGTGGGCACGTCGGCGTCGTCGGTCGGCTTCGGGTGCGCGGCCGACCAGATACCGACGGCCTGCCTGCTCCCGTCGTTGTAGAGCGACAGACCGAACGCGTCACCCAAGTTGTGCGCGCACCGCTTCAACGCCTGCGAAAGAGCGGTCTTCATGGCCATGTCGTGGGCGTCGCCGAGGGACGGCTGATTACGGCTGTCCCCCATGGCGGCATCGTCGTACGCGGTGAGCGTCCGGCCGTCGGTCGTCTTCACCGTGAGGCGCACCTGCGCCCGGTAGATGACGGTCCAGCGGCCGGGGTTGATCTCCCGTTCGGCCACGCAGACCAGTTCGAGCGTCTCGTCGGACCAGCCACCGAACCCGAACACTCGGTTGAGCCACCGGCGGACGTCCCACGCTTCGAGGTGCGACTGCCTGTTGAGGGTCTGCACGCGCGAGGGGTTGATCGGGGCAAGGAGGGTCGTGACCTGCTCGACGGTGAGATCGGCAGGGCCGGCGATGTCGGCGGGGGTGTTGCGGTGAAGGGGGAGGACGGTCACGCGGGGACTCCGTTCGTGCTGGGCAGGTCGAGGACGTCGAGCAGGTCCTCGCGGGCGCGGTCGAGGCCGGCGGCGGCGTTGTCGCGCCCGTAGTCGGTGGCGGCGGGGTAGTGCCGCATGTGGTCGGCGTGCGAACGGGCGGCGGCGAGGTCGAGCAGCAGGTGCTCGACCGTGGCCGGCTCGTCGGCGTACGCCTCGGCGAGGGCGTCGAGGACGGTCTCGGCGGTCACTGGATCGCCCCCGGGATGTCGAGGGCGTGCAACGTGAGTTCGCCACGGCGGACGTCGTAACGGTGCTCGTCGGTCGCCCAGTTGGCGGCAGGGAACGCGCGAGTCAGGGCGGCGTACGCGGCCCGGTGCGCGTCCGGCGTGGCGGGGAGCGGGCGGCCGAGGACGTCGGCGAGGTAGACGTGCGTGGCGATGCGCGGGCCGCGCGGTGGCGTCTCGACGTACACGGGCGTCGTCTGGACGGTCGCGGCGCCGGGGGCGACGCGGGAGACGGCGCGGGCGACCATGACGGCCCGTACGGCGAGGGCGGCACGGGGTGCGCGGATCATCGGGCGGCCTCCGTCGAGGGGCGGGCGGGTACGGTTCATGGGGTGACCTCTCGTGCTGGATACGGGTGGTCTCGCTCGCCGCCCCGGGTGCAACCGGGGCGGTTTTTTCATGGGTCAGGCCGCAGCGGCGGCCGGTGCGACGGGCTGCTGCTGGGTTCGCGCGGCGCGGTGCAGCCGGCGCAGGTGCAGCTCGATCTCGTCGGCCGTCCGCTCACTTCCGACGGCGGCCCGTTCGGCGGCCTGCCGGAGCGGCAGTGCGTCGCGGCGGGCGCGGGCGTGGTCGAGGATCCGGCGGGCGTCGGCGAGGGCCTGGTCGCGGGGAACGATGCGGCTCATGCGGCGGACTCCTCGTGAAGCAGGTCGGCCGGGGTGAGTCCGTAGGTCCGCTCGATGGCGGCGAGGCCGGCGGGGCTCGGCGCGTTGCGGCCTGTTGCCCACCGGTAGACGGCGAGGTACGGCACGCGCATGCGGCGTGCCATATCGGCGGGGGTCCGGTCGCCGGCGGCTTCCGCAGCGGCGAGCAGCGCGGCAGGTGCGTAGGACATGGATGTTCCTTTCACGAGAGAAACCGTGGGTGTTTCTCTCGTGCTTGAAACATAGCAGGTTCGTTTCACGCGTGAAACGTTCGGAGCAGTACAACCCCTTGGGTGGTCCGAGCGTCGTACGTAAAGGGGCCCAACCGGCACACCTGGGACGATGTCCTTAGCGGAGGGTGTTGCCCCGTTTACAGCGTGACAGGAGTGACGCGTGAGCCCTACACTCCACCTCGAAGGTTTGTTCGAAACTGAACGAACCTGGGTACGTCCTATGCCACGAAGGGGGGAGGCGGACTATGCCAATGCCCGGTACCACGTGTGCGTTCCTTTCATGCGCGATATGTTTCACGCATGACAGAAGCGGCTGCCCACACACCACAGACGTTCGCCAAGTGGTTGAAAGACCGGCTCCTCAAGCTCGGCTATCCCGAGCGAGGCGGACAGAACGCGTTCGCCAAAGCCTCCGGAATCAGCACCGCGACCGTGTCGCGACTCCTGCGAGCTGACGGCGTCCCCGAACTGCGCACCCTGGAACAACTGGCCCAAGGGCTAGGCGTCTCTCACGGCGAAATCCTCGTACGAGCCGGCGTCTCCACTCCGGAGAAGCTCGCCGGCGGTATCGACCGACCTATTAGCCCCCAGCCCATAACCGCCAAGCAGGCTGCGGCAGAGCTGGGGATCACAGACCCACAAGCCATCGCTGCGTTCGAGACCATGGTCGACGCCCTACGCGTCCCCAGGGAGGACGGACGCAGCGCAAGCGGATAGCGCAGAGAAAGGCCCTTCCCCCGATGACCAGCCGCGAGCAGCTCGCCGTCGTCGTTTCCCATGCAGTCTTCGCCACCGGCCTCGCAGTGCTCCTGTGCGGCGCCATCTTCTGGGACCGGCCATGGCTTGCGGACATCGGGGCGGGAACGATGCTCGCCGCCCTACCGCTCGTCACCCTCACGTGGGTACGGCGACAACAGCACATCGACGCCGACAAAGCCGAAATGCTCCGCCGGGAGGGGTACCGGCTCGGCCTCGAACATGCCCACCGGGGCCTGCTCAACCCGCCTCCGGTCATCGACGACGGGCCCGGCGCCCACACGGCGGAAGTAGCCACCGTGCACCGGCTGCACGCCGTGCCGTGCGCCCACCAGGCCGCGGACAAGCGGCGTGCCCAGCACCGTTAGCTCGCAAGGAAGGTGGCCACCATCCAGCCCCATGCGCTCCTGCGGGGGTAGCGCATCAGGCGCCCCAACAATCGTTCACCAGGGAGGGGAAAGAACCGTTGGCAACGAAAGCCCAACACATCACGTGGGAAGAGCTGGAAGCCGTCTTCCGAGACGTGCCCGAGCCGTTCCTGCGCGAACAAGTGCCGGCAACATTCTTCGCAGTGCCCGACGACCTGTCGAGTCTCGACCTAGAGCCGTACATCGGGTACGTCCGGGTCAGCACATGGCGAGAGGAGAAGATCAGCCCCGAACTCCAGAAGTCCGCCATAGACGAATGGGCCCGCAAGACCGGGCGCCGGATCATCGGGTGGATAGTCGACCTCGACGCCACCGGCCGGAACTTCAAGCGCAAGATCATGCGGGGCGTCGAGGGCATCGAAGCAGGCTTCGCCCGGGGCATCGCCGTATGGAAGTACAGCCGGTTCGGCCGCAACAGGACCGGCAACGCCATCAACCTCGCCAGGCTCGAATACGCAGGTGGGCGCCTCGAATCGGCAACCGAACCGATCGACGCCGGTACAGCGATCGGGGAGTTCCAACGCGAAATGATCTTCGCGTTCGGCAACTTCGAGAGCAACCGCGCCGGCGAGCAGTGGCGGGAGACGCACGAACACCGCCGGACCAAGGAACGCCTGCCCGCGACCGGCCGAAAGCGGTTCGGGTACGTCTGGCACCGCCGGTGGGACCCGCGCACCGAGACCCTTCAGAAGGAGCGGTATTCCTTCGACCTCGATTCCGCCGACATCCTGCTTGAGGCGTACGAGCGCAAGGTCTACAAGCGGGAGGGCTTCACCCGGATCTGCGCGTGGCTCAACTCCCTCGGCTTCCGCTCCATGGCAGGGAATCTCTGGGAGCAGTCCGCCCTACGGAAGTACATGGACTCAGGCTTTGCGGCCGGCTTCCTCCGCACACACGAGACGGACTGCAAGTGCGGCAACATCTCGACGTGCAAGCGATGGAACTTCTTGCCAGGCGCACAGCCGGCCATCATCGACGAGACCCTGTGGAGGGAGTACCTCGACCACCGGAAGCTCATCCGGGATCTTCCCCCCGGCGCACGGTCCGCGAGCTACGCGCTTTCGGGCCTGGTCCGACACGGTGAGTGCCGACGCGGCATGGCGTCCTTTACCGGGGGCACCAAGGGCAACGCCGTTTCCGGCTACGGCTACCGGTGCAACTTCTACATCAAGACCGGTGGCAGCGGTTGCCAGGGAGCGACCACCACGCGCAAACGCCTAGAACAGCACCTGCTCGACTGGCTCGCCGAAGAGGTTGCCGAGGGCGTAGACGCGGCGCAACCGGCAGAACAACGTCGACACGACGTCACAAAGGCCCGGCAACTCGCGGCCAAGGAACGGGAGCACCTTACGAAGAAGATCAAGAAGTTGGACGACGGCCTTGCCAACCTGCGCGCAGACCACGCCGTCAACCCCGACGAGTACCTGCCCGGGGAGTACGAGAAGGCACGCGACAAGATCCGTCAGGACAAGGCGGAGACGGAGCGGGCCCTAGAAGCCGTCGTCGAGGTCGAGGAGACACCACAGCAGGCCGACTACGCGCTGCTTGTCGTGGGGTTGCTCGACGAGTGGGACACGCTTCCCGCCAGCGACCGCAATTCGATCTTGCACAAGTTGATCCGTCGTGTCGCGATCTACCGGACCGACATCGGGCGAGGGAAGCGCAACAACTCGCGCTTTGAGATCCACCCTGTGTGGGCCCCGGACCCATGGGCGCCGGCCAAGGTGTCCCTGTTGAAGGCGCCCCAACTCGCCGTTGCTGCTTAA